AGGACGACAGAATGAATAATTCTGATGTAGAAGTAGGAGGCTTTGGCTTCCCAACATACGGTAGAGTGCCTAATTAGGGCTTTATCTTTTTATTCTTGCTTACTTAAAAGGAGATATAATATGACAAGAAAATCACCAGTTCTGGGCATAGATCTTGGAACTACAAATAGCTGTGTGGCTATCCTAGAAAACAACAAACCACGTGTAATTGAAAATAACGAAGGTGCTAGAACTACACCTAGTATCGTTGCCTATGGTGACGAAATTGCAGTTGGCGCACCGGCTAAACGCCAAGCAGTTACAAATCCAAAAAACACAATTTACGCTAGCAAACGCTTAATCGGACGTAAGTTCGACGAAGAAGCAGTGCAAAAAGACATTAACCTAATGCCATACAAAATTATTAAAAATGATAATGGTGATGCTTGGGTAGAAGTTAATGGTGACAAGCTAGCACCACCTCAAATCTCAGCAGAAGTTCTACGCAAAATGAAAAAGACTGCTGAAGACTATCTAGGTTATGAAGTAACAGAAGCAGTGATTACAGTACCTGCTTACTTCAATGATGCACAACGTCAAGCAACTAAAGATGCTGGTCGTATTGCTGGCTTAGATGTTAAACGTATTATCAATGAACCAACAGCGGCTGCCTTGGCATTTGGCTGTGATAAATCTAGTAAGAAAGACCAAAAGATCGCTGTGTATGACCTAGGTGGTGGTACATTCGACGTAAGTATTATCGAAATCAGTGACATCGATGGCGAAAAACAATTTGAAGTATTGTCAACTAACGGTGACACATTCCTAGGTGGTGAAGACTTTGACCAACGCATCATGGACTACATCATTGATGAGTTTATGAAAGAATCAGGTGTTGACCTAAGCAAAGACCAATTGGCTCTACAACGCTTAAAAGAGTCAGCTGAAAAAGCTAAGATTGAACTATCAAGTTCAGCTAGTACCACAGTAAATTTACCATATGTTACTGCTGATGCTACTGGTCCTAAACATTTGAATGTGGTTATTAGCCGTGCTAAGTTTGAAGGCCTAGTAGAAGAACTAATCAAACGTAGTATTGAACCATGTAAGATAGCATTAAAGGATGCTGGACTAAAAGCAAGTGACATTGATGATGTTATCTTAGTTGGTGGTCAAACACGTATGCCTAAGGTGCAAGAAGAAGTTGAACGTTTGTTTGGTCGTGCTCCACGCAAAGACGTTAACCCAGACGAAGCAGTAGCAGTTGGCGCTGCTATCCAAGGTGCTGTGTTAGCTGGTGATAAAACAGATGTATTGCTATTAGATGTTACTCCACTAAGCCTAGGTATTGAAACCATTGGTGGCGTTATGACTAAACTTATTAAGAAAAATACAACAATTCCTACTAAGGTCAGTCAAACATTCTCAACAGCGGCAGATAATCAACCTGCTGTGACCGTGGCAATTGCACAAGGTGAACGTGAGTTTATCAAAGACAATAAGAAGCTAGGTGAGTTTAACCTAGAAGGTATTGCTCCTGCTCCACGTGGCGTGCCAGCAATTGAAATTACACTTGACATTGATGCTAATGGTATCTTGAAAGTAAGTGCTAAAGATAAAAACACTGGCAAAGAAAACAAGATCACTATCAAAGCTAATTCAGGTTTAACTGAAGAAGAAATTGAAAAGATGGTACAAGACGCAGAAGCTAATAAAGAAGCTGATGCTAAAGCCCGTGGGGTAGTAGATGCTAAGAATCGTGCAGATGAACAAATTCACGGTATTAACAAAACTCTAGATGAAGTTGGAGACCAACTGCAACCAGAACAAGTAGATGCTATTAAACAAGCATTAACAGAGCTTGAAGAAGCAATCAAGTCTGACGATGCAGACAAGATCATGGAAGCTATTGGTGCATTAGCAGGTCCAGTAGCACCATTGTTTGAAGCTAAACAAGTTGCAGAACAAGCTAAACAAGCAGAAGTGCAACCAGGTGAAGCACCTACTGAAAAAACAGTCGAAGGTGAAGTAGTTGACGCTGAATTTACAGAAGTTAAAAAAGGAGAATAATAATGAAATCACAACATTATATCACATCATTTGACATTAGTAATTTACCACGTTTTGCTATCGGATTCGATCGTATGTTTGAAGAACTTGCTCGAACACAGGAAAAACTAAACAACACTAACTATCCTCCTTACAATATTGTAAGGTTAGCTGAAACTGAATATGCTATTGAAGTAGCTGTGGCTGGATTTGAAGAAGAAGAACTAGATGTTGAACTGGTAGATGGTGAATTGATCATCAAAGGCGAAACTAAATCTAATACAGCAGAAAACATCGGTAACTATCTACATCATGGTATTGCTGCACGGAACTTTGTGCGCACATTTGCTCTACCAGATGATGCAGAAGTCAAGGGTGCTACAGTTAAAAATGGTATTTTAACAGTAACAGTAGAAGTTTTTATTCCGCAATCAAGTAAGAAAAAGATTGCAATCACCTTTCAAAAATAGTATAATAGTATTAAGGAGTAGGGAAACCTACTCCACTATTCAATAAATTATGACAATAATCGAAAAGGAATATATGGGTACCAAATCTGTTACTAGGACCAAACCTGTCCCTAATCTTGCCTTGCAAGAGCCTCCAATGTATAAAGTTATCTATATCAATGATAACGTTACTACTATGGAATTTGTTATCGAAACTTTAGTAACTATATTTGATCATAGTCCCGAAACGGCACAAGCTGTGACTCTAAAAATTCATGAAGAAGGTGCAGGCACTGCGGCAACACTGCCGTATGAAATGGCAGAACAAAAAGGTGTTGAAGTTACCCAGCTAGCTCGTAACAACGGATTTCCACTTCAAGTTAAATTGGAACCAGATGCATGATAGATTAAATGTTCTCAATGTGATAAATAAACATGGGAGGACATTAATATGTATATTGGATATATCTACAAAACCACAAACTTAATCAATAATCGTTCGTATATAGGGAAAAAGAAAAAACAAGTTTTTGATCCAACTTACTATGGATCGGGACTTATTCTTAAAGAAGCTATTAAAAAATACGGAAAAGAAAATTTCTCTATAGAAATTTTAAGTTGGGCAACTTCAATGGACGAATTGAACGATCTTGAAGAACACTATATTAAACAATACCGGTTAGTAGATAATTTATACAATATAGCTAAAGGCGGAGATGGTGGGGATACACTAGTTAATCATCCTAACAAAGATTCTATTATTAAAAGACGGAATACAGGATTGACAAAATGGCATAAATCATTAACTGATGAAGAAAAATTACTTCGTGGAAAGAAAATAAGTCAATCTAAAAAAGGAAAAACCAATGGACATGGTGGACTAACTCAATCTAAAGAAACGATAGAAAAAATAAGAAAAAGCAATATCGAGTTCGATAGGGCAAATAATCCAAAATGGAAAGAAGCACATACTAATGCAATGGCAAAAAGAAAAGGAAAGCCATTGACAAAAAAGTATAAAATAGTTATAATTAACAATATCGAATACGAATCAGTTAAACATGCTCTTATTTCGTTAGGAATAAAGCATAGGGCGACTTTTTATAAATTAATTAAAGAAAATAAATTAGAGGTTGTATATAAATGATTTTTAATAAAGTTCGGCAGTTAAAAGACGAAGGCAAAAAGATTGGAGTGACGTTTTCAACCTTTGACCTTTTTCATGCCGGGCATGTAGCCATGTTAAGTGAAGCCAAGAATCACTGTGATTACCTAATTGCTGGCTTACAAACAGACCCAACTATTGACCGTCCCGATACTAAGAACAAACCTGTTCAAAGTATTGTAGAACGACAAATTCAATTGGCTGCTTGTCGTTATGTAGATGAAGTTGTTATATACCAAACAGAGCAAGATCTAATTGACTTACTGTTAATTTTACCTTTAGATGTACGTGTCTTAGGTGAAGAATATCAACACAGTGATTTTACAGGTAAAGAAGAATGTATGTACCGTGGTATTGAGTTAATTTATAATAAACGTGATCATTCATTCAGTAGTTCAAGTTTACGTAAACGTGTAGCACATGCTGAAACTGAAAAATTATTGAAGGCCAAACATGAAACTAAGTGAAAACGTAAAATTAGCATTGGTTTTTATTGTCTTGATTATTGTGGGCATTGCTCCGTTTGTGTGGCCAGACCACAAAGTAGTAGTCATGTATGACTGCCGTATCGCTGACATAGTCCTTTTATGTTAGAGTAGTTGGGAATTGGCGTTCCGCGAACTACACTATTATTTATCTCATAAAGGAATAAAATGAGTTTTTCGGTTATGTTAGACTTAGAAACGCTAAGTGTGCGCCCGGATGCTACTATCTGTACATTTGGTGCTTGTAAATTTAGCCCTTATAATCAAGAAGATATTGTAGATGGTATCTAC